AGGAGCTGAGATGAAAGATGGAAAGCCTACCCGACTTTTACTTTCTCTTAGAGCTTGGGGCGCAACGTCCAAGGAAGACGCTAAAGCTAAGGCTAAAGCGATCTCTAAGAGGAATATGAAGTGAGACCAGTTTCTGTCGGTAAGAATCTAACTGCTAATACGGCTACTACGCTGTATACAGTTCCTACTGGCTATTACGCTAAATGTTCACTCTTGCACGTTTGTAATACTTCTCCTAGCAAGCATATTTCTTTTAATTGGTATGACGCAAGTACTGCTACAACAATTGTGGTTGTCAGCGAACAAGTTTTATCTGCAAGAACAACACTAACACTTATCTCAAATGGGCAATATTTTGTCATGGAAGAGGGTGATTACATAAGTGCTACTTCTGAAGCGGGAGCAACAATGTCTGTACTTGCAACATTTGAAATTGAAGGGTCACAGAGAACATGACTTACTTAGAACTTGTTAACGATGTGTTAGTTCGCTTGCGTGAAAGCACAGTCACTACTGTTGGCGAAACAACTTATTCTTCTTTGATAGGCAAGTTTGTCAATGATGCTAAGCGTCAGATTGAAGATTCTTTTAATTGGAATGTTCTCAGCACGACAGTGACTATCACAACTACTGCTAACACACACGCTTATTCAATGACGGGTGCGGGTCAGAAGTTCCAAGTCAATGATGCTATCAATTCAACAAGTTTTATTGGTTTAAGAAATATCAGTTATGTAGACATGAACCGCAAACTGAACTTTGGTACTCCATCAACTGGCATACCTTCTGAGTTTACCTTTGATGGTGTTGATAGTAGTGGAGACACCAAAGTAGAGTTGTTTCCAATTCCTAATGGGGTCTATACAGTCATGTTTGACTTGGCTGTACCGCAAGCAACTCTGTCATCAGACGCAACATCTGTCAAAGTTTTAGATTATCTAGTTGCCCAAAGTGCTTATGCAAGGGCTTTGATTGAGCGTGGTGAGGATGGTGGAACTGCATCCTCTGAAGCCTATGCCCTATTTCGTGGAATGCTGTCAGATGCTATTGCACTCGAAGGCACTCGCTATGTAGAAAACAACTTTGAACCCGTGTAATGTCTAAACCTTTACAAAGTTATAGTCTTTCAGCACCAGGCTTTTACGGCCTGAATACTGAAGACTCTCCCCTTGATTTAGGGGCTGGCTTTGCTTTGGTTGCAACTAACTGCATCTTGGATCAGTATGGTCGTATTGGTGCTAGAAAAGGTTGGTCAAGGGTTAACTCCTCTTCTGGCGCTTTGGGTGCTAATGACGTTGGTGTTATCCATGAGTTAGTCCAAACTGACGGGACTCTTACAGTTCTGTTTGCTGGCAACAACAAGATATTCAAACTTGGTACTGCTAATGCGGTTACTGAGTTGACCTATGGTGGTGGCGGTACTGCCCCTACTATTACTGCTAATAACTGGCAATGTGCATCCTTGAATGGCATTGCATACTTCTTCCAAACTGGTCACGATCCTTTGATTTATGACCCTGCTGTAAGTACAACTACTTATCGCAGAGTCTCTGAGAAGTCAGGTTATGTAGCTACAGTTCCTCAAGCCAACATTTGCATCTCTGCTTTTGGTCGCTTGTGGGTAGCTAATACGTCAACTGACAAAGTAACTGTCACCTTCTCTGATCTGATTGCAGGTCATGTGTGGGGGGGTGGTACTTCAGGCTCATTAGATGTATCTCGTGTATGGCCTAATGGTGCTGATGAAGTCATGGGCTTGGCAGCGCACAATGATTTCTTGTTCATCTTTGGTAAGAAGCAGATTCTTGTTTACTCAGGTGCTTCTACTCCTGCATCTCTCGTTCTGAGCGACACAGTAGGTTCTATTGGATGTATTGCTAGAGATACCATACAAAGTATTGGTTCTGATGTTGTTTTCTTGTCAGACTCAGGTGTTCGTTCATTGATGAGGACTATCCAAGAGAAGTCTGCACCACTCCGAGACCTATCTAAGAATGTTCGTTTTGACTTGGCTTCATCTCTAGCAGGTGAAACAATTGCAAATTTGAAGTCTGTTTACTCAGAAAAAGAAGCCTTTTATCTTCTAGTTCTACCAACTACTTTGCAAGTCTACTGTTTCGATACGAAGCAATCTCTCCAAGATGGTTCTTCCCGTGTAACCAAATGGGATAGTATTTCTCCAACAGCACTCAGATCATTGCGTAATGGAGACTTGTACATTGGAAAGAATGGCTATATTGGTAAGTATGGCGGTTATCTTGATGATGCTTCTACTTATCGATTCTTGTACTACACAAACAATGCTGACTTAGGAAACCCTAATCAGATTTCCATTCTCAAGTCTATTACTGCCGTGGTGATTGGTGGTTCTAACCAGTTCTTGACAATCAAGTGGGCTTTTGATTATTCAGGTGCTTATCAGTCAGAGAATGTCTTTATTCCACCTCAAGGCTATTATGAGTATGGGGTTGGAGAGTATGCAGTTGCAGACTTCTCAAGCGGCATACCTATTAAAGCATTGACAAGTAATGCGTCTAGTGCAGGTAAAATTGTACAAACTGGTTACGAAGCCACCATTAATGGCACTCAGTTGTCAATTCAGAAAATTGAACTTCAAGCCAAAGAAGGCAAGATAGGATAAATATGAGCAATTATTCAAAATCCACTAACTTTGCAACCAAAGATAATCTTTCGCCTGGCAATCCTTTAAAGATTGTTAAGGGTACTGAGATTGATACAGAGTTCAACAACATTGCAACTGCTGTAGCTACAAAGACAGATAATGCTTCTGCCACGATTACTGGTGGAACGATAAATGGTGCGGTGATTGGTGGAACTACTGCCGCAGCAGGAACATTTACTAACCTTACTGTTAGCACAGCCGCTACGATTGCTTCTGCCGCCATTAGTGCAGGAACAATCAATGGTGCGGTAATCGGTGGTTCATCTCCACTTGCCATTACTGGTACGAACATTACTGCTACGACAGGCTTTAGTGGCCCACTCACAGGTGCGGTAACTGGTAATACAGCGGGTGTTCACACGGGTGCAGTTACAGGAAACGTCACAGGTAACGTAACTGGCAACCTGACAGGCAATGTTACTGCGGCTTCTGGCACTTCTACATTCAACAATGTGACCATCTCTGGCGCATTGGACATGGATAGTAGTACAGCGGCAACCATTACTGGTTTGGCAAGCCCTACAAACGATTCTGATGCGGCTACCAAGGGTTATGTAGATGCACTAGCCCAAGGTATTGATGCTAAAGCCTCTGTAATTGCGGCTACTACTGCAAACATCACTTTGTCTGGCGCACAAACAATTGATGGCATCTCGATTATTGCGGGTGATCGGGTATTGGTTAAAGACCAATCTACTGCCTCTAATAATGGTATTTACTTGTGTGCAACAGGTTCATGGACACGCACAACCGATGCTGACACTTATGCTGAGTTGGTAGCGGCTTTTACTTTTGTTGAAAAAGGCACAACTAACGCTGACTCTGGTTTTATCTGCACGATTGATGCAGGTGGGACATTGGGAAGCACATCAATCACTTGGGCGCAGTTCTCAGGTGCGGGTCAGATTACTGCGGGTGATGGTCTTACAAAGACAGGTAACACTCTCAATGTAGGTACTGCATCATCTAGCCGTATTGTTGTCAATTCGGACAACATTGATTTGGCTTCTTCTGGTGTTACACCAGGCACTTACCAATCTGTAACTTTTGACACTTATGGTCGGGCTACGGCAGGAACGAATCCAACGACTATTGCTGGCTATAACATTACAAATGCTTATACCAAAACAGAAATAGATTCGATATTTGGTTCGACTACTGCGGCAGCTACTTCTGCTTCTAATGCGGCTACCTCTGCTTCCAATGCTTCAACAAGTGCTTCTAACGCTTCTACAAGTGCAAGCAATGCGGCTACTAGCGAAACCAATGCGGCAGCCTCTTATGATGCTTTTGATGACAGATACTTAGGTTCTAAATCTTCCGCTCCTACTGTTGACAATGATGGAAATGCTCTGTTGACAGGTGCTTTGTACTGGAATACAGCAGTAAGCACTTTGTATGTGTGGTCGGGATCGGCATGGACTCAGGCGGCATTCACTGCCGCTGGCTTTGCAACCTTGACAGGTTCAGAAACCCTGACAAACAAGACTCTTACTTCACCAGTATTGACTACACCAAATATCACTACTGGATTATTAGTGGCGGGGTCGGCTGGCACAAGTGGTCAAGCACTTCTTTCTGGTGGTTCTGGGGCAGCTCCTACATGGGGAACTGCTGGTGTTTCAACAGGTAAATCTATTGCATTAGCAATGCTCTTTGGCTTCTAAGGAAATATTATGGCAAATCCTAATATCGTAAACGTCACAAGTATTATCGGTAATACCTTATCGGTTGCTGTGGGTACAAGTGCAACTCAACTTGCATCAAACGCTGCATCAAGTAACAAGGTATTCAAGATTAACTCAATCTTGATTGCAAACATTGATGGCACAGTAGCGACTGACATCACAGTCAATATTTATTCTGCTGCTTCTTTAGGTGGAACGGCAACAGCAATTGCGTCAACCATCTCTGTTCCAGCAGATGCTTCATTGATTATTAGTGATAAAACTACTGCATTTTATTTGCTAGAGAATCAATCAATTGGTGCGATTGCTAGTGCGTCTGGCGACTTGGTTGCCACGATTAGCTTTGAAGAAATCACA